TATGAATCTAGTTGTACTATTACTCACTATAATCAATCAGGCGGAGCAATTACAAAGTACACATTAGAGGATTGTTATCTTTCTAATATTTCTGATGTTGCTCTTGACTGGAGCGGAGGAGATGCTCTTGCTACTGTATCCTGCACTGTAAACTTTAGATCCTATTCTATGAGTGCTCTCGGAGGTAGTGGAGGATCTACTCCTATATCTACTTACGGTGAGGGTGATTATATTGAAAAAGTGCCTAACCCAGATGCTGGACCAAAGATTGTTGAAACCTCTAAATTCCCTAATAGAAATGATGGAATTGAAACTAACTAAGGATTGATTATATGTTGCCTAAAATTCAGACACCTACATTCAAAGTAACGGTGCCTTCGCTTGATAGAGAAATATTAATGAGGCCTTTTTTGTCAAGGAAGAAAAGATCTTGCTTCTTGCTAAGCAATCGCAAGACAAAGAACAAATCTTTTTATCTCTAAACCAGATTATTCAAAACTGTGTGATCGATGATGATGTAGATGTGTTAAAACTTCCTTACTATGATATTGAATATTTGTTTATTAATCTTAGACTTAACTCTGTTGGAGATTCTGTTGATGTAGAAGTAACAGATCCAGACACAGATAATAAAGTGTCTGCTACTATAGATCTAAATTCTATTTCTATTACCAAACCTAAATCTAAAATGAATATTAAGTTAAATGAAAGTGCAGCTTTGGTAATGAAGTATCCCACTTTAGACGAACTTTCTAAAATCTCCACAGACAATGAAGTAGACTCATTTTTTGAAACTTTAATGTATTCTATTAAGAGTGTGTTTTATGACGACGAGTCTTACGAATTTGTCTCATACTCTACAGAAGAGAAAATGGAGTTTTTAGATTCCTTGTCAATGGAAGATATTAACAAGTGTAGAGAATTTATTACTGATATGCCTTCTGTATCAGTTGATGCAGTTTGGCTAGATGTAGATGGCAATAAAAAGTCTACTCAGATTAAAGGTATGAACAGTTTTTTTTAATACTGTTGGGTCATAACAATCTTAAGAATTATTATAAGTTAATTTTTAATATGGCTCAACATCATAACTACTCTATATCAGATCTTGAAAATTTAATGCCATATGAATTAGAACTTTATATGTCTATGGTAATCGACTTTATAGATAAGCAGAAAGAACAACAGCAGATGGCTCAAAGATAATGGTCGACCACAACGATACACCTCCAGTAATACCTCAACCAAGACCTGCATTACAACAGCTACCTACCATGAGGCCAACTGGTGATGACGTTCCGCGTAACATTAAATTAGTAGATAGAGATCAAATTCCAGCTGGTCCTATATTTGACTTAATTTACGCAAGTCACATGACTAAAGATTATGCTGCAGAAAATATGAAGGAAACGCTGGTTAAATTTGAAAGGGTAAAAACTAGTTTTAAAGAAAAGCATCCTGAAGTTACGTTAAAAATAAACGATGCCATAGCCAAGCAATATACAACCAGAGAAAAGAAAACGCCAGATAGCCAGCACTTCGAAGGCAAAGCTTTAGATGTTTCAATAAGAAATCTAACTCAGCAACAGCAAGATGATTTAGTATTTACTGCTCAGGACGAAGGGTTTACTTCCTTTGGATTTGGACAATCCATACTCCACATGGATTACCGCCCAGAAAGAAGTTTTTGGGCATATGAGAATACATTTAGATTTGGTACTAAGAGTATTAGTGAGTGGGGTTCTATTGTAAAAGGATATGGTAGACAGTCCAATCTTGAAGATAGAAAAGGTAGAGCTACTGGTGAATCTGGTACTAGAAGAGGTCGAGAGCCTTCGAGTCAAGCAAGCACTTTATCAAGAGGTGCAGAATTTCTCACTTCTACGTTTCCCGGTGTTACTTCTGGCCTCATATCTACGGCGCTCGGAGGAGGTACACTCGCGACGATGGGTGCTGAGTCATTTGTTTCAGGAAAAGGAATAGCCCCTTTAGTAGAACTTAGGTCTGGTTTATCCCAAGCTGAGACTGTTACAAAAAGATTACAATCTATTGCGACAGTAACTGAAAAATATCCTGAATTAACTCAGACTCTTACTTCGCAGTTTGGTGTAGAGGGGCTTAATGTTCCGCAGACATTGCAAACGCTTATCAATATTGAGAGTGAGGGTCCTCTACAAAGAGCTCGTTCTATTTTAAAATTCATCGAAAGTCAATTTCCAGGCAAGTTGCCTACAATAGAAGAACTTAATTTACCAGGAGGAGCAAAATTTTTTATAAAAGATTATGATTCTTTAAAAGCAGAATCTATTTCCAAGCTGTTAAATACAGATACTTATAACATTGCTGGTCAAAAAAGTCTTCAAACCCTATCTAGTCCTGTTGTTGATAAAACTGTAGATGATGCTATTGATAAGAACGATCAAAAATCACTTTTGGCATATGCGCTATACGGACAAGATGAACAAACTCAATCAAAGGCCATAGCCGCTTTAACAAAAGGACAATTACCAGAAGGATTTACTCAGCCCTTTGTACAGACTGCTTTAACTGGCAGTTTGGAAGACATTGTCACTTCCGAAAACCTTCCTGAATCTATAAAAGAATTTGCAATGTTGGCAGATCCCAGATTAAAGGACGAAGAGCTGACTAGCTTTTTTGTTGATCCATTAACAGATCTGGCTAATAAGCAAGGTGTCAATTTGTCTGCTAGCGAGACTGAGTACTTAGCTTTTGGCGAAAGCGATGAGGAGAGAGCAAGCAAGCTAAGATCACAAATTACTGATTCTGTTTTAGGTAAATTAATGGACAGCAATCCTATGCTTGCCAGTATTATAGATTTGTTTGAAAATAACCAAGGACTTTTGACTCTGCTTGCTGGAGGAGCTGGAATTGCTGGACTAACAGGATTACTGGGTGGAGGTATGTTTGGCGGGTTTGCTGCTGGGGCTGGAGGTATAGCTGCTGCAAGATTAGCTTTAGGACCTGAAGGGTTTGCTCAACTCCAAAATACCATTCAGGGAGCTGCTGCTCCCGTCTTCGACATGTTTAGCGAATTTGTAGCAGAAGGAACACCGCTAGGAGATCTTCCAGTGATTGGAAATATTCTTAGAGGTACCGTTGGTGTGGGTAGAGAGAATCCATTAGCAGCTATAGCGCTAGCTTCAGGTAACATAGGAGCAGCTGCTGGACTTGTTGCAGGACAAACAGGCATTGGAGTACTTGACGGAACTGTGAATCCTGAAGATCTGGCTCAAAACTTATCCAGTACTTTTGGAGACGTTACTAGAGTATTGGATGCTTTGGGAATAGCACAAGCAGGAGGTAGCAGTGATGGTGGCGGTAGAGCAATAACTACTAGTGAGCAAACAGCTCAAGCTAGAAACAATTATTCTAGAGGTAATCCAGGACAATCTGCTAGTATAGACGAATTGTTTTATTACCAAAACACTTCTCGCACCAATGACCTTGGCTATGGCGGAATTGGAGTACAGGCGCTAGCATAACCAGCGCCTGTATGTTTTAGTCGTCTGCTAGAGACTTAAAGAAAGCTAGATCGTCATCGCTTTCGTCACTAGATGTTTCTACTGACGATGGCGGATCTGGCTCGAATGGAGGAGTTTCTTCCATTACCGGAGCTGGCTTTGGGGGCGGGGTTCTCCGATGTTAAGAACTCGATTCAGACGAGCTTGAAGCTCATCATAAGACTTAAAGTTCTTAGGATCAGTCAGGTCCTGCAGTGATTGTTGCTGCTCCCAGATACCCTCGAGCTGATCATCGTCTGCGAGGGGACTACCAGAATCAAACTCTGATTTATCGTAGTTCCAGTAACCATCTACCTTACGAATCTTAAGCCGGAAGTTTGCACCTTCCCAGAAGTCAAATGGATTGACTGGCTTCTCATCTTCAAACTGAGGATTCATTACATCGTTCAGTTTATCAAAGATTCGTTTGCCATACTTGTAGAGGAATACCTTACCTTCGTTGTGAGGATTGTCTGGATCCTTAACTACATAGATGTTAGAATAGAAGCTAAGACGACGTTTCTGCTGACGAGCAGTATTCTTATCTTCTTCACGACCAGTATTCCAAAGCTGAGTGTTCAGCTCAGAGACTGGATCCTTCTCACCCAGTGTGGTAAGAGACTTCTCAATATACCAACCACCGGGTCCCTGGAACCCATGATCCCAGATCCGGACAAAGGGCATCTCTTCGCCCTTAGGAGGTGGTAGAAAGCGAATGACTGCATAGCCATTACCATCCTTACCTACAGAAGGTTTCCAAAGATTGTCATCGTTGTTGTTTGATTGTTGTTGCTGAGGAGAGCTGTTCATCTCCTCAATCTTCTTAGTCAGATCGCTAAGATTAGACTGACGGTTCTTCTTAAGTTGTGCTAGTGTATTCATTGTATGTTCTCCGTATTATCCAAATATGTCCATAATAATCGATTTATATTTCTTTGTATTGATATCGACGAAAGGTCTATATTTCATCAACTTCATATTTATATCTTCCCACATAGGATCAGTTAAGTGACGAGACCAATATTCACACCCATTGATGATTTTGTCAACAACCGATATTGTATCAAGAGATATCTCGTCACGTAATAGGTCAGAAATTATTTCTGGGTACTGGCCTTCTTCGACTTTGATTGCTTTGTCGAAGTTGCTGTACTTTTTGATTTCTTCTTTGAAGCTGTACTCGAAGCTTTGGTGGTACTTTTTGTAGGCTGTGGATAGTCTCTTACACTCTTCCGTGAGGAGGTCAGTGACGTAGTAAGATGGGTTGTTTGCAATCCCAGCCACAACCAAGTCGAAGCAATCTTCTCGAGAGGCCAGCTTAGTAAAGAGATACTTGTCTTTACGATTTTCGAAACTTGATTCATTTAATCTTAATTTCCCTTTGTATTTAAAAAAGTCATAGTTAGCGTCATTAAAGTGACGTTTGATAGCCACATAGAATTTATATATCTTAAAAGCATTCACAACGGTAATACGTTTTGATCTTCTTTTTCAACTAAGTGTAGGCTCTGACTTTCCAACTCTAATTTCATTTTGACAACAGGGTTTTTCTTTACAAGTTTAGACATTGTATCTTCATCAAGATTCTCTTGTTCCATAATATGAATTAGAGCATCCATATAAGTCATATCACCATTAGCTACTAAATTTTCAACTGTTATTCCAAACTCTCTAGTTTTTTCCGACAACCCTCTCATATATTATTTTTTTCCTTATACTTCTTTCTCAACTCAATGAGATCGTGAATATGATCGTCCCTCTTCTCTACAAATTCAACCACCCCTTCATGATCAACAGACATAAGGATTACTAGATTGTTTATAGGCTTTTTAAAGATCTCTTCAAACATGACAGCATATCCTGCTGCCTGCATAAAGTAGTTTTTAATATTAGATCTTTTCTTGACTTTCTTCGAAGTCTTATAGTCAATGATAGATAATTTACCTTTGTATTCTGCAATACAGTCTACTCGTCCTGCCATTTCTAGGAAGTCAGAATACAAAGCTATTTCTTGTCCATATACTTTACCAAAATGTTTATCCATTTGTTCCTTCAAAGCATTGAAGTTTTGAAGATCCAATGGCATTAGAGACTCGGTATCTATCTCTTCATTGTTTACATAATCCTCACACAACTTATGCATAAGTGTTCCTCTACGAGAGGCTTGAGATGAAATCTTATTAGCAACTTCATCGCCAACTCGAGCTCTCCACTTTGCAATTCCTTGAGCAGTCATCAACTGAAGAACTGTAGTCATGGAAGGATACTTTTTGCCTGATGGTGTGAGATAGAACCTCTTGCCATCTTCTTGCACTGAGTCCAAATCATTCCAATCCAGACTCTCATGAATAAACATTATATTAAACCTAACTCATATCTTGCTTGAATATATTCTTTTACTATTCCGCTTCTAACAATATCATCGACACCAAGTTCAACATGAGCAAACGAAGGCATAAGTTTTGTTGTTCTAAACAGATTGTGGATACCGCTTTCTTCTGATCCTTTCGTTACAAAATCAGATTGTCTGAAGTCTCCACACATAATAATTTTAGAGTTGTTACCCATCCGAGTAATAACTGACGAAACTTCATGATCGTTTAAATTCTGAACTTCGTCAACAATTATTATCGAATTGTCGAAGGTAATTCCTCTGATAAAAGATGTTGGCCTAAACTCAATCATCTTTCTTATTTTAAGATTGTGATAGATGTCATCACGATCAAATAACTTAGTACAAATCTCTTCATAAGGAGCTTCAAACTCTCTTACTTTGTCTTTTGCTGAGCCTGGTAGAAAACCAATGTCTCTAGTAGCAACAGCGCTTCTAAAGATTATGATCTTTTCATAGCCTCTGTTTAAGAGATCATTTAGAGACAAGTATAAAGAGAGAAAAGTCTTACCAGTT